TTCCGCTGTGTCTCCATCCGGGAAAACACGGACGGCACCTTTGCCATCACGGCAGTGCAGCACGTACCGGAAAAAGAAGCCATCGTGGATAACGGTGCCCGCTTTGAGCCGCAGTCAGGCTCCCTGAACAGCGTCATCCCACCGGCAGTGCAGCACCTGACGGTGGAGGTGAGCGCAGCTGACAGCCAGTATCTGGCGCTGGCGAAATGGGACACGCCGAGGGTGGTGAAGGGCGTGCGCTTCAGTCTGCGCCTGACCAGTGGAAGCGGTGAGAACAGCCGCCTGCTGACCACCGCCATCACTGCCGATACGGAGCACCGTTTCAGTGGCCTGCCTCCCGGGGAATACACCCTGACGGTCAGGGCGATTAACAGCTATGGCCAGCAGGGCGAACCCGCCACCACCACGTTCCGGATTAACGCACCGGCAGCGCCTGCCGGTGTTGAACTGACGCCGGGGTATTTTCAGATAACGGCGGTACCGCGTCTTGCGGTGTATGACCCGACGGTGCAGTTTGAGTTCTGGTTTTCGGAGGCAAAAATTGCAGACGCCGCACAGGTGGAAACCTCTGCCCGTTATCTGGGGACCGGCAGCCAGTGGAGCGTCTCCGGTCCGCACATTAAGCCCGGAAAGGATTTCTGGTTTTATGTGCGCAGCGTCAACCTGGTGGGTAAATCTGCTTTTGTGGAAGCCAGTGGACGGGCGAGCAATGATGCTGCGGGCTATCTGGAACTTTTCCGGGAAAAGATAGGAAAAACGCATCTGGCAGAGGCGCTGTGGGCAGAGATTGACAACAGTCAGCTGAAGGACGAGATGGCGGAAATGCAGACCACCATCACAGAAACCCGCAATGAAATCACGCAGACGGTCAGTAAAACGCTGGAGGACCAGAACGCCACCATACAGCAAATCCAGCGTGTGCAGACGGACACAAATAATGACCTGAACAGCATGTGGGCGGTGAAGCTACAGCAGATGCAGGATGGTCGTCGCTATATTGCCGGTATCGGTGCCGGTATTGAGAACACCCCTGACGGGATGCAGAGCCAGATACTGCTGGCAGCGGACCGTGTGGCATTCATTAATCCGGAGAATGGTGATACCACACCCGCACTGGTCACGCAGGGGGGACAGACGTTTATCAATGAGGCCCTGATAAAGGTTCTTACCGCCCCCACCATTACCAGCGGCGGCAATCCCCCCGCATTCTCCCTGACGCCGGACGGCAGGCTGACGGCCCGTAATGCCGATATCAGCGGGAATATCAGTGCCAGTTCCGGTACGCTGAATAACGTGACGATTGCGGAAGACTGCACCATTAATGGAACGATGAGCGCTGACCGAATCATTGGTGATATCGTCAAGGGATACACGGTTGATATGGGGCAGGGCGTAATGACTCAGAACCAGCTGACTTTTCAGAAAATGATTTTGCTGAAAGACAACATGCCGTTTGATCGCAAGCTTATGCTTATGGCGTATTCATTTTCCAGAGGTGAATTCATCATGAAGATAAATGACAAAGTTGTCGTTCATGCCAGGTCAGGCAAAGTCAAAACCGGGGAGCGGGAGGTCCAGATTTCCAAAAACGCCAGCAGATATGAGCCGGTATATTCTGATGTTGGCGGAAGTGCGTCAGGCTCATGGGGTATTCCTGCCGGACAGGGTGATGCGCGGGTTGAAATTACATTCAGGTATGAAGCAGGTGTGCTTTTTTACATGGGGGGTTCAATACTTCATGATACGAGTCAAATTCGGATCCCGGACCCGGTTCTGTTTTACCTGAAATCCTATACAGACGATTTTGATACCGCATCGTGACAGGTGGATAGTGAGGTTTCATCCATCTGTTCGTGATTGCCGGAAAACGACAAAAGCCGGACATCGTACATTATCCACGGGTGCCTTTGACTGACGGCACCCTTTAACACCAGCCAGTCACAATTTATACCCCTGATCGCAGACCGGGTAACCGGTACTGCGGTTTTTTTTATGGGAGAAATCTATGACAGTCAGAATATCGGGCGTGCTGAAGGACGGCACCGGGAAGCCGGTGCCGGGATGCACCATAGAGCTGAAAGCGCGACGCACCACAGAGACAGTGATAGTCACCACGGTGGCGCAGGGGCAGCCGGGGGAAACCGGCAGTTACAGTTTTGATGTGGAGCCGGGGTGGTACCGGGTGACGCTGAACACGGAAGGGTACGCCCCGTCGTATGTGGGTGACATTCTGGTGAAGGCGGATTCTGAGCCGGGAACGCTGAATAAATTTCTGATGGAACAGGATGAGGCGCAGTATTACCCGAAAGCGCTTGCAGAGCTGGAAGCGGTGGCAGCGGAAATCCTGAAGCGTGCTGAAGCGTCGGCGGCGAGTGCAGAGGAAGCGAAGAAACGGGCAGAGAATGCCCGGGGACCGGCGGGCGAGAAGGGGGACACAGGTCCACAGGGTGCCACAGGGGCACAGGGACCAGCCGGGGCAACGGGGGCGGTCGGACCAAAAGGTGAGCCGGGGCCAAAGGGAGAACGGGGAGAAACAGGTCCACAGGGACCGAAGGGCGATAAAGGTGACCCGGGCGGACCGCCGGGGCCGAAAGGTGACACCGGCCCACGTGGAGAGGCCGGACCACCCGGACCACAGGGTCCGGCAGGGCAAACCGGCCCGAAAGGGGATAAAGGTGAACCCGGCGCAACAGGTCCGGCAGGTCCCGCAGGCCCTCGGGGAGAAACCGGCCCCGCAGGTCCTGCGGGTCCCGCAGGCAGTGTCGCCAGTGTTCCGGATGCCAGCACATCACAGAAAGGTGTTGTACAGCTGAGCAGCGATACCAACAGCGATGATGAAACAAAAGCGGCAACCCCAAAGGCTGTGAAAGCGGTAATGGCAGAAGTGCAGGCAGCAAAAACGAAGGCAGAAGAGGCAGCAACCCGGGCAGCAGTCCCCGGACCGAAGGGGGACAGGGGGGAACCTGGCGCACCTGGTGCAGTGGGTCCCGCAGGCCCACGGGGACCGGCTGGCGCACCTGGTCCCAAAGGTGATGCAGGCCCGGCAGGCCCCGCAGGAAAGGATGGTACCGCCGGAGCGGAAGGTAAGGCAGGTCCGGCAGGGCCACGAGGTGAAAGGGGACCAGCGGGGGCACAGGGTGTTCCGGGGCCGGTTGGTCCGGCAGGTCCTGCGGGTAAAACGGGGCCACAGGGCCCTGCCGGAGGGCGAGGGCCGATGGGACTGCCCGGGTTGGATGGTAAAACCGGACCACAGGGACCACAAGGGCCAACCGGAAGGCTGGTACCCGGGGAAATTTACAGCATCGGAACATACATTATTGCCGCACTAGCCCCGTATATAACCGACATCGGCAGAACCTATCAGCCAGGAGAAACTGTATCGGGTTCACGCCTTAAGCGATGCGCCCTAATCAAAGACGAAAACGGAAACTATATGAAAGCTAACACCGATGGCATTGACGGCAACCTATCCTCAGTTCCGGGCTCATGGATGGTGTGTAATGAAATTACGTCGACAAATGACAATGAAGGCATCGGGCTGTTCCAGCGCGCATACTGACAGACAGGAGATGACATGAATGTGGAAAAAAATAAGCAATCCGCAATGGGCAGATAAAGATCACACTGCTGTCAATTGCATGGTGAAGTTTGAGCACATTGAGCAGGCGGTTCCTTTCACTGCAACAGCCAGCGATACCGAAGCATACGGGCGGGATATTTATGCCGCTTGTCAGAAAGGAGAGGCCGGTGAAATTGCAGAATATGTACAGCCATCCATCAGCCCGGAAAAAGCCAGAGAACTCAAAACCGCCGGGATCAACGCCTGGCGTAATGCGATGGAAGCGGCGAACTACACGTTTGAGCACAATGGGCGTAAATGGGACTACGGGAAGTCAACGCAGACGCGTCTTGAGCCGTCGGTGGCGGCAGCGAAAGCGGGGAAACTGCCGGAGGCGTTTTTCTGGACGGATGCGGACAATAATGACGTACCGATGGACGCTGAAACACTGATTGCTCTGAGTGCTGCTGCAGAGCAGGCGATGTTTACCAAAGGTCTGGAAATTCATGTCAGACAGCGCACGATGAAAAAAGAGATTGAAGCGCTGGATGATGCGGAAGCTATACTGGCGTATAAAGTCGGCATGGCTGACAGGTGAAAAAAAGAGGGGCGCTCCAGCCCCTTGCTACAAAGCTATGGCTAAATAAAGAATACTCAGGTCGAGGAAATAATCTGGCAATGATAATTAAAGGAGATGCAACGGCCTCCTTCACCCCTGTCAAAGATAAAAAACTGGGGAGTGCGTGCTCCCCGAGAGCATGATACTTGTGGTTGATAGTTATTTTTATCCGGCGACAAAGATATTGAGATGAGGTCGCGGATGCAATACAGAATTTTCGTATTGCATGGTAACTGCTGATTCCTGAAACTGAAAGTCGTCATGAAACTGTAAGCGAAAAAACGGGGAGACGGCACGCTCCCCAAGGTCATACATGAGATAGTGGTGTTTTTATAGTCGAAAGAATAATTGCATAAAAAGAGTGTAAATTAAACATTCAGGGGATACAGAATTTTCGTAGGCTGAGGGATTGCTGAAAATAATTTAGTGCGTCCTTCAATGGTCATTCAATGGTCATCAGATTGTGCTGATGTAAACAGTTAAGCACAATTTGATTATTTGACTTTCTTCTTTTTGTGACTAACTTCACAATTAAAGATGTAACCGTATACAAATTGTTGATGAATAAAGAGACAGCATAAGTGGCAGGCCAGTCGTAATGCGGATATCCCTTCGCGGACGTGATATCACCGACGTTATAGTAAGGAAATTCCGAAAAAATTAATATTAAAATTCGGAATTTCTTCAGGAGTAAGCTCATGAGAGCGGCGAGACATCAGATTTTCTTTATATATCCGATGTTGAACTGTTTTATTTGTATACAGATAATTTTATAGGGTATACCACATGAGCAAGAAATTTACAAAGACTATTCTTTCTTCTGCTGTTGCCGGATTGATGCTGGTGAGTGTTAACTCTTTTGCACAGGTGGTGGCTATTGGTGATTATAAGATAATTGTTGATGATACTACTGAGTCGGCCAGAATTGTTCATGCGAAAGATAATAAAGATATTTTTACTGGGGTTATAAATATTAAAAATGGCATGATTACTACCGTCAATACTGACGAGGTTAATGCTGCTATTGATCGTTTTTCAAAAAAGAACCCAGATTTGGTTAAAGACAAATCTGTACTGCAGATGGTGGCTCAAGTTGCAGGTGAAGCGGCCCGTTATAGCATATCTTTACCACCTGAGTTCCCTTCTATTACAGAAGGAAATTTACAGAATATAACCGTAGCTGATATTGAAAAAATAAAATCTAATATTGATGGTGTTAATTCAGTTATCACCAGTAAAACTGCGAAAGATTACAATATTGCTATCAGTAACGGCATGAGTTCAGAAGCTGCGCTAACAGCGGCTAAAGATGGTAATGGAGCGCTGTTACAGGAATTCAACCGTCTCGGCACAAATGTAAATGACCTGAAAAATGCCACTACATTTGCCCTTGATGAGAATGGTGAAATTACTGATGGACAGGGTGTTGAAAGTGTATCTGTGAAGAGCGTTGTTGCGGGTGTGAAAGCAGATACAACAATTTATCAGAATAAAGATGGCAGCTATACACTTGACCAGAGCGCACCGGACAACGTTCGTGTGAATGATGCTGTTGTCAGCCTCGACAACAGAACCCGCAGTAACACCCAGGCTATCCAGAATCACTCCCGCCAGCTGCAGGAGCATAACGCACGCCTGAACAGCCAGCAGCGCCAGATTCGTGAAAACCACGAAGAAATGAAACGTGCGGCAGCACAGAGTGCGGCGCTGTCCGGTCTGTTCCAGCCGTACAGTGTGGGTAAATTCAACGCCACGGCAGCCCTGGGTGGTTACAGTGACAAACAGGCTGTGGCTGTTGGTGTGGGTTACCGCTTCAACGAGCAGACCGCAGCCAAAGCAGGTATTGCGGCCAGCGACGGTGATGTTTCCTACAACGTAGGTGTGAACTTCGAGTTTTAATTGCTGACAGTGACATGAAGCATGACGGCAGGCACAGGAGTTTTGCCTGCCGTTTTTTTTCATGGGGCATAAAAACAGGAAGG